CCTGTCAAATCCATCATGGACCAGACGGGCATCGTGATGGAGAAGGTCTACAACCTGTCGGTTGGTGTGTACGACGTGTGCGTCACGACCGGGCCGGGCTACATGACCAAGCGTCAAGAGGCGTTGGACGCCATGTCGATGCTGCTCCAGTCAAACCCGGATCTCTGGAAGGTTGCTGGCGACCTGTTCATCAAGAACATGGATTGGCCGGGCGCGCAGGAGATGGCGGCGCGGTTTGCCAAGATCATTGACCCAAAGGTCATGGAAGGCGAAGATCAGTCCCCTGAGATGCAGCAGGCCAAGCAGCAGATAGAGGCCATGACGCAGCACATGCAGCAGATGGAAGGCATGTTGAAGCGCGTCGAGCAGTCAATGGAAGCCCAACAGCTTGACATCAAGCGGTTCGACTCGGAAGTGAAGGCATATGATGCTGAAACTAAGAGAATTTCTGCGGTGCAGGCTTCAATGTCTGAAGAGCAGATACACGACATCATCATGGGGACAATCCACGCAGCGATTGACACAGGCGATCTGGTCAGCGGGATGCCGTCTCGTGACCAGTTGGAACAGAACGAAATGGGCGCAGCGCCTGAAGCGCCTCCGCAGATGGGTCAGCCGCCTATGGGTGAGCCGTTTGCTGGACCGCTTCCGCAGCCGGAAATGATGGGACAAGGCCAATGAAACCCGCTGAATTCATCGGTTGCATGTTCTTGGCGCGGGATGTGGCCCATTCCGTCCACCTGAACACGCGCAGCTATGCCAAACACATGGCCTTGAACACTTTCTACGACGAGATTGTCGGTCTGGCCGATACTTTTGCCGAGGCGTATCAGGGCCGACACGGGCTGGTTGGCCCCATCACGTTGCATTCGGCCAAAAAGACATCTAATATTGTGGAGTTCCTGACCGACAGCCTGGCTGAGCTTGAAGACGCCCGGTATAAGGTCTGTAACAAGGACGAGACGGCCATCCAGAACATCATCGACGAGATCGTCGGTCTGTACCTGACGACCCTTTACAAACTTCGCTTCTTGGCGTGAGGACATCATGGGCCTTAAATCCACAACGAGCTGCTTGGGCTACCAGCAGATTACCAGCTTGTCCTCCGCGCAGGCGCTGACGGTGCCGCGCGGCGCTACGCGCGCCCTAATTGCGCCGCTGACCCAGACTGTGCGCTGGCGCGACGACGGCGTGGCTCCTACGGCGTCCGTTGGTATGCCTGCTGCCGCCGGGACGTACCTGAGCTACGACGGCGACTTAAACCGCATTCGCTTTATTGAGGCGTCCGCTTCAGCCGAGCTGAACATCACCTATTACGCTTGAAGGACACGCAACCATGACCTTCTCGACATATCTTAGCCCCGGCGTCGCCATCCAAGGTGGCGGCGGCAGCGGCGGCGGCGGGGCCGCATCGGCTCCGCTCACAGGTACGGGCGCGACCATCACCACCTCGCAGCCCCTGATTGATGTCTCGCAGACATGGAACAATGCGGCGGTTACGTTTACCAGCGCGAAGATCAACGTTACGGACACTGCATCGGCGGCGGCGTCGTTGCTGATGGATTTGCAAGTTGGTGTAAGCAGCAAGTTTAAGGTTGACAAAACGGGGCTAGTTACAGTTGTTGACACAAGCAATCTTGCCCAAATTGCAATGGCTGATCGCGGGACAATTCTTTCAATTTATACAACTGCGTTTGGTGTTCAGCCTCTTCTGGTTTCTGCTCCGGGCGGAATTGCCATCAACAATGACACCGGATTATATCGTCTAGGCGCTTCTCAGGACGTTAACATTTCCCGCGAAGCTGCGGGCATTCTTCGGGTCGGCACAACAGCCGGCAACGCATTGGGGACACTAAAAGCAGCCGTTGTCGGGACCACCACGGCCTACACAGTTGCAACGCTTCCCACTGGTTTTCAAGGTGCGCGGGCTTATGTAACGGACGCTTTGGCACCGACATTTCTTGGAACTTTGACCGGCGGCGGCGCTGTTGTATGCCCGGTTTTCTATAACGGAACTGCATGGGTGCCAGCATGATTACATATCAATGGTCCGTAAACTACATGACTGCGTACCCGCAGTACGCGGGCGAGACGGATGTCGTCTTTCAGATTGCGTGGGTTCTGTCAGCCACGGACGGCACGTACGGCTCTGTTACTTGCGGTTTGGTTAAGACGACCTACGTCGCCGGATCACCCTTTACGCCTTACGACCAACTCACGCTTGATCAGGTTAACGGCTGGGTCGCCACTGCGCTTGGCCCGGACGGTATCGCCAAGGCTCAGGCCGACTGTGACGCAGCTATTGCGACCCAGAAAGACCCAAATCTTCCCGTTACGCTGCCCCTGCCGTGGAACTGACCAAGCGCGGCATGATATTTGACGCCGACGACGCCTTGTCGTAATGTCAAGTCCTAACCGTACTGGTGAGGTTCACCAGGTATCCGAAAGGACACATAGCATATGGGCGATGAAGCTCTAGACCTACCAGCGGATGACACCGCGCCAACACTGGACACCACGGCGGTGCCAGTTGTTGAGGACACTTTGCCGGTTGAACTTCCGCTAGAAGCGCCAAAATCTTATACCCAAGAAGAAATTGACGCTATCTTTGCAAAGCGCCTTGCACGAGCAGAGCGTAAGTGGGAACGAGAGCAGGCCCAGCGCGTTGCGGACTTTGAGGCCCGAAAGGCCGTCTCAGTCACACCGCCCGACGTTAACGATTTTGACAATGCACAGGCTTACGCGGAAGCGTTGGCTGAACGCAAAGCTCAAGAGATGTTGGCCCGGCGCGAGACAGCAAAGCAGCAAGCTCAGCTTCTGGATGTCTATCACGAAAAGGAAGAGGACGCGCGGGTCCGCTACGACGACTTTGAACAGGTCGCGTACAACCCAAACCTCCCCGTCACGGACGTGATGGCCCAGACGATCCAGTCTTCGGACAACGGCCCCGATGTCATCTACTGGCTTGGGTCCAACCCGAAGGAAGCTGGCCGTATCGCTGCCCTTCCGCCCATCCTGCAAGCGCGAGAGATCGGTCGAATTGAGGCCAAGCTGGCCGCAAGCCCTCCGGTTAAAAAGACCTCAAATGCTCCCGCGCCTATTAATCCGATTGCAAATGCCAGATCGTCTGGCAAGCAGGCTTACGATACCACCGACCCCCGCTCAGTAAAGACCATGAGCACGTCGGAGTGGATTGAAGCTGAGCGTATGCGTCAGATCAAGAAGCAGGAAGCGCAGCGCAACCGCTAGCTCTTGAAAGTGTAAAACAATGGCTAACAGCCTTCTTACCATCGACATGATCACCCGGAAGTCTCTCGAAATCCTTGAGAACAACCTGGTCATCACCCGCAACGTCAACCGCCAGTACGACGACTCGTTCGCCGTTGAAGGCGCCAAGATCGGCTCGACCCTCCGCATCCGCCTGCCCGACCGCGCTCTGGTCACGGACGGCGCTGCGCTTCAGGTTCAGGACGACAACGAGCAGTTCACGACCCTGACCGTCTCCTCGCAGAAGCACATCGGCGTGAACTTCACGTCCGCTGAGCTGACGATGCAGTTGGACGACTTTGCGGAACGTGTGCTCAAGCCGCGTATCTCGCAGCTCGCCTCCAGCATCGACGCCGATGTCGCCAACTCGTTCCAGTCGATTTACAATTCGGTTGGCACGCCCGGCACCGTCCCGTCCACTTCGCTTGTCCTGCTTCAGGCCCAGCAGAAGTTGAACGAGTTCGCCACCCCGATGTCCCCGCGCTACGCGACGGTCAACCCGGCTGCGAACGCTGGCCTCGTCGAGGGCATGAAGGGCCTCTTCAACCCGACCTCCACCATCAGCCGCCAGTTCAAGAACGGCATGATGGGCGAAGGCATTCTCGGCCTTGAAGAAGTCAACATGTCCCAGTCGATCCGTCAGTTCCTGACCGGCTCGGCCGTGCGTACCGACTCCCTCACGGTCACGTCCACCCTGTCTACGCAGGGCATCAGCACGATCTCGTTCTCTGGTGCTACCAACGCAAGGACTCTCGTCCCCGGCGATGTCTTTACGATTGCCAACGTGTACGCGGTCAACCCGCAGGTTCGTGAGTCCACTGGTTCGCTCCAGCAGTTCGTCGTGACCAACACGGTTACTTCGGCCACCACGGCGTTTACCAGCGTCACGTTCTCTCCGGCGATCTACACCTCAACAAACGCCCTCGCGACCGTTGACTCGTTCCCCGCGTCCGGCGCTGCCGTCACCCTGCTTGGTTCGGCCAGCACCTACTACCCGCAGAACCTTGTGTATCACAAGGACGCGATCACCTTCGCCACCGCCGACCTTCTGCTTCCGCAGGGTGTCGATATGGCCTCGCGTCAGGTCCACAACGGCATCTCGCTCCGCATTGTGCGCCAGTACGACATCAACAACGACCGTATGCCGTGTCGTATTGACGTGCTGTACGGCTTCAGCACAATTCGTCCGCAGATGGCCGCTCGCCTCTGGGGCTAACCTAACCCGCCCCCGGCCAACGCCGGGGGCACCTCCTTTTCTTGAAAGGCTCTTAACATGGCTCTCCCTTCTGTTGGCGGTGGCTATCAGTTTAATGATGGCAACCTGAATGAAGTAAAACTCACCGTTGCCGCTGTACCGACTACGGCAACCGACAGCGCCACGCTGACGGCTGCTCAGCTCACCAACGGCATCATCATCGGCACGCCGACGACGACGGCGGCCTACACGCTGCCTTTGGCGACCGACCTCGACGCCTTGCTGACAAACTCCAAGCCTGGCTCTAACTTTGACTTCCGCGTCATCAACACAACGACGGCGGGCGTCATTACCATGACCACTAACACTGGCTGGTCCATCGGCAGCAGCGGCTCGCAGGGTCTCATGACCATCGCGGCCACGGCTGGCACTGTGCGCGGCTTCCGCGCGCGTAAAACTGCTGACGGTTCTTGGGCGCTCTACGCCATCTCCTAAGCAAACCGGCCCCTGCTTCGGCAGGGGCCAACCTTTACAGGAAATTCTATGCACATCTATCTGCGCCATCCGGACCACGGCACCAAGGTCGCCACGATGGACCTTGAAGCGATTTATGATGAAGAGAACGGCTGGACGCGCTATACTCCCGGCCAGCCTGCGGTAAGTGCGTCGGCTAACGAACTGGTCTCCAGACGGCGCGGGCGTCGTCCTTCGGTTGAGGAAGTAGCGGCAGATGACAACGACAGCGGGCGATCAGATTAATGGCGCGCTTCGTCT